ATATGTAAGCGTTTTGACCTGTGATCTTGTGCACCCAACACGGTCAGCATTCTGCTGGTGGATGTCACCGTTGACGACAACTTCTGCGAAGGAGCCCTCATCGAAGGCTGCTAAGTAGTGCCCAAGCAGTCTCAATTCCAGTCCTTCTAAGTCAGCGCCAACCATTACATGACCAGGGTGAGGTATAAATAACTCCCGTGCCCATGGTGCAGAGACGACTTGGCCCAAGTTGGGACCACGGTGAATATTTCTAGAAGTTTGTGTTGCCAATAAGCAGCTGTGGTGGATACAGCCGTCCCCCTCAATAGAGTTGAACCAAGAGTTGGTTCCCTCGGACAGCTGACCCAGCCACTTCTGCAGCGTCAACAAACGGATAAACAGTCCACACTCGTCATGCAACTGCTGGTTACCAGCAGACAGAGCGATGTCACGAACCTCAGAGATGGTTGCTTCATCAACCTTTGGCTTACCTGTTTCAGTCACTTTGGTAAAGCGAGCACCACGGAAGTTCTGTAAGGCCCAGGCAATATGCTGCCTGCTTGTAGGATTGAACTCAGTAAGCCTGGTCATCGGTGCGCCAGCTACATAACCTTTCTTTTTATCTGCACGCTTAGGTGTGAATACCTTACCAGGAACGTATAAATATATAGACGTAATCGTCTTAGTCAGGTCATCAAACTCTTGCTGTAGTTCAGTACGTACACGTACCGCAGCTTCCATATCAAAGCGGAAACCTGATGCCTCTTGCTGAGACATAATAGATGCCATAGTCATCTCAAGGGTTACGTAATCAGGCGTAGTCATTCATTCTCCTCTGTAGTAGTTCGTATAGTTTTACTGTTACTTGTGTATCTTGAATGCAATAGTCAAGCATCTCAGGAGTGTAAGTAGACCAGTCGTTACTGGTGTTCTTAGCGAAGTCTCCCTTGAAACACTTTAAGCGGTATCCCCAGGCTTCGAGACTGTGTCGTCCGTAGCAGCGCTGAGGCATTCCTTGCGGTCTTCTTTCATAGTCTCTATCACTAATGTGAGGATAATAAAGGCGAGACAAAGTAAGTGTGTCATGGACTTGACCTCTTGGCGCAAAGTCTGGATACTGCTCTTGAAGAAGCGGAATGTCATAGCCAATAATGTTATGTCCGATAAGTAGATCGGCACGTTCGAGAGCCTTGACGCCTTGGATTAGAGCACGTTCAGGCTTGTAATCAAACACGTCTGCTTCTTCTACGTTAGCCATATCTCTCATGACTATGCAGTGGATAGTGGTACCTACACGCAGTAAGCCTGTGCTTTCTATGTCGAATAGTAGTTCAGTTGTCATTAATAGTTTCGATTGCAGGTTTTTCTGAGCTGGCGTCTGGATAGAGCTCTTTATCAATCTTGCGATTGGCGTGCTTGTTGACAGACAATCGTGGATCATCGTCCTCGAAGTGAGGCTCGATAGCGATTTCAAGTTCACGAGCAAGCCGTGCAGATCTACGGAACTCATCTTTGTAGTAAGCCTCCCACTCATGAGCGAGGATTACGATCTTCCGAATGCCCATGATGTGAGCTTGGAAGATAGATGCAGAGAATGGATAGCGAGTTGTATAGATGGTTGCTCCTGTCATGGGAGCTCCTCGTTTGCATGCACTTGCGATGGCATAACAAACAGGATCTATCTCAACTTTCGAGTCAGTCAGTAGGGATCTACCGTCGCCAACGATCTCACGATCACGAACGATGATACATCCTCCTGGCACAAGTGGGTGTGTGGAGGATTTACCAACTGCCTTTGCAACATCAATAAAGTGTTGCTCCTTATTAGCTATATAAGTTGGGTCACCTTTGGGTGCTGTCATATCACATTAGAGAGTCTTTACTCTTATATTAGGTAGTGAAACATATGATTGCGGATACATGGATTACATCAAATTCACTAAAGACATGGAAGAATATAACGATTGGAATCGTCTTGAAGGACCACACTCAGTTAATGATGCGTGGTTAGATTTTGGTACGACTGATCGTGTGCATAGCCCTAGCCATTACACAGCAGGTAAGCAGGAAGTGATTGATGTTATTGAAGACACCATCAAGACTGCACCTGACGTGACGAAAGGAATGCTTCAAGCACAAGTGCTGAAGTACATCATGCGTCTATGGCTTAAGGACAACCCGTTGGAAGATGCCAAGAAGGCACGGTGGTATCTAGATCGCTTGATCGATAAGATGAGTTAACACCTTACGAACTTAAATAAATTACCGTCATAAGTAAGGGCTTCGTGCTCTTGCTTATGTTCTAGTAGCTTGTCAAATATAGAGTTGGCGGGAATGGAAGTATGTACAAACTCCACACTAATGCCTTCCTCAAATCCGTCAAGTGTTGGGATGTACCAGTTGATAGGACGAAAGCATTCCCATGGATCAAGCCCTTGTGATACCCAGGAGTTCAATTCCTCGATACGTTGTGCTGTCTTAATGATGTGTGCTTCGTGAGCTATCTCTAGTGGTAGCGATTGGAACACGTTGCTTGATAGCAGAGCGTGCTTCCACATCAGCGTGCCATCTTTATGGATCAGACGACAGGGATGAACCTTGTCACCAGACGGGAGGTTATAGAAAGCTTCGGGTGAGATGTGCCTACTCATTAGACTTCTCCCCTGTGCTCTTCGTAATGCTCTAGGTCCTTAGCCCAGTTATCACCAGCATACTCGTTGTATATAACGCGACCAATATCACGGAAGGAGTTATAGAACAAAGTAACCTTATCGATGTCGCTAATGGTAGCGTCCAGAGGTGGGCCATAGATTATCGCGTTCCAGGTAGAAGGACAGACAGATTCAAACCCTTTACTTGTAGCGCGAAGTTGTTTAATTCTCCTGAAAGGAATGCATACAGGATAGTCCCAAATAACAGGAGTAGCACGAATGATCTCAGAGGCACTTGTAAAAAATACGAAACTGTTTATATAGTTGTTGCGATACTCGTTGATGGTTTTGTTTAACCAGATACGCGTATTACGCACGGCACCTTTAGGTGCAACCCAGACGTTGCCATGCCAGTGTTCTTGCAGAGGATTAACCTCAACAGAAGGTACAGACGTTGCGTCTACAAGCACTTGCTGCACAGGGTCTGAGGTGGGATCAAAGTCAATTGAACCCATCACTTGACGTGCACGTTCAATCAACTGTGGTGTTGGGTAGAGCGGTAGTTTGAGTCCGCTTTCCTTTAACTTATCCTGTAAATTCTGCTGCGATCGTGCGGAAGCTTTCTTGGCTCCCACCTGCTTCGACTGCAAATGTTCTTGTTCCAGCATCACTGATCAAGGTAATTAGTACATTTTTTGACCAGTCATTTTCATCAATCTCTTCGAGCAACTTGCGAAGGAACTCAACGATGTCACTATCTTCTTCTGACTCAGCAGTTTGAAGATCAGATTCAATATCAGAACCTGACATGAAAGTAGTTGAGTCGTTCTGGAGGTTGATGATTAAGGAACCAGCCCCCCGTGCAAGCACACCATTTGATGCAATATTAATTAGATCAGTAAGGATTAGTTCAGCAGTAGCAGCTAGAAACTTTTGTTCCTGCGACTTCTCATCACCAAACTTATCTGATTGAATTAGTTGCTGTAATAGGTCTGTGCGTCTAGACATAATGTAATGACTCTTGTATAACAATAAGTGAATTAAAACTCTGACGTGGGGTCATCATCAGTTGGATTATCTTCTGGCAGTTCAAACAACCCAGGTGAGCCTGGTTTAGTCTGACTAATGTGCCTACCTTTTAGCATATCAACCATGACTGCTTCGAAGCGTTCGTCAAACATAGTGTTGGGATTAAGGATAAGATCCTCACGTTCGCCAACACCTTCAAGCTTGGCAATCTTCTCTTGTTCTTTGACTGCTTCTTGCACCATGTACTCACCAATCTGTTGCTTGAGTGTGTGCAGTTCACAGGCAAGCTCAAAGCTTTCAAGGTAGCTGTCGTGGTCTACAAAGACTCCAATATTCTGCGGAATAAGATGAAAAGGATTGCAGCAATACTTATTACCACAGGTACTTTTAACGCCGCTGAACCCAAGATCACCCCAAGTAAACCACATAGCAACCCGCTGAGGATGATGCTGTGTAGAACTACTAATTCCAATTCTCCTCCATGCAAATTGTGGTTGCTGTGTTCGTTTATTCACGCACCCCACCCAGTCCCAACAGTCATCGGGATCGCTGATGTCAACTTGAGACCAGAACTTGAGTGCCTTGATTCTATTTTTCTTTAATAGTTTTGAGAGATCAAAGGACATTCGTCCTTCACGAGCACCAGCTACACAGCGCACACATGCTTGGTGACTGTCGTAACGCATGCTGTGAGTAGAGAACCTACCAAGGGAGTGTCCTGTATACAGACAAAGCTCTCCCTCCTCTGCAGTATTAGACATTTGTCTGACGCGTCTGCCATAGGCATGACCGCCAACTTTTTTAGAGGGAATAGCTTCAGCCATTAGAAATTACCTTCAGGTGTTACGTAGGTACCACCGTGTGCTGGGTACTGATCCTCTACTGGTAAAGCTTCGAGTTGATTATTAATCATGTACTCGTAGCGAGTTGAGTTCTCAAACTTAATTCGAATGAGTTTTGCAGAAGGGGTGTAATACTCAGGGCGTCCAACAACTAAAGCAGTCATGCCATTAGTGTTGCAACGGACGCGCAGCCCAATCTTGATATTAGAAGCAAGCATTTGAATACCTATATATTAGTTAGTTTAATTAGAAATCGTTCAAGATATGTGTTTCATCCAAGGGATCATCCTTAGGACGTTGCCATACACGAACGGACTTTGATTTACCATTAGCGTCTTTCCTGCTTGTTACCAAGCGACGCCATCCCATCGACTGAAGAACGTCAGCTACACGCCGACCTTCACGACGGGACTGGTTGCGAGGGTCAAGCTCCAGCGCATGTGTAAGCACATCAGCTGCTGTGACCTCTTGCTTGATTGCAACGTAAGCTCCAATCTTATCTAGCCAAGGATCGGGGTCACCGAACTCTTGGATGTACTCAGAGATAGCTGCAATCTCACCGCTGTTAAATTCATATCCAACACCGCTGCGATATGCATCTACCGCTGCAGCCCACAGACTATCACGCTCTTGTGATAGCTGCTTCCAAGGAATCTGAAATCCACCTGCAATTTCTAGAGGGACAAAGCGTCTGTTACCTGTGCTATCTACCAGGAATTGGTTCCTGTTAGTCGTGCCAATCATGACAAACCGACGTGGCAGTTTGGATGGCAACGATGCATAGGGATAACGAACCTCGTCTACCCTGCTGGTGATTAGGTTCTTGAAGTTCTCGATGTTCCGAGTGTTGAAGTAGTTATCAATCTCAGGAAGCTCAAGCAACCACGCCATGTGTAGGCGGTACTGCTCTTTCATCAGAGTCTCTAGTGGGATAGTGATCTCTGCAAAGAGTGCATCGGGTACTAAGTTCCGAGCGAACATAGACTTACCTACACCCTGTGCACCCACAAGGATGGGTAGCCAAGACATAGATGCACCAGGGTTATAAGCACGGGCAACTGCACCAATCATCATGCGTTGCATGGCGAGTGTTGCTAGCTGATGCTTGTT